GGAGATTTAGTTTTAGCAAAAATCCCAACAGAAATGTCTGATGCAAAAAAAGAATATTTTGAGCAAAAGACACAAAGGCAAAGCCGTGCTGTTGATGCGGATATTTTGAGAGAACAACATCCTTCAATGCCAGTTCATCAAAAACGTAGTTCTTCAACGACAACCGGAAAAAGAAAAACCGAGTTTAGTGAAGAATAGAATTCTTATTGTGAAGGTGACTTTAACAATTAGCAATAGGAGAATTAAATATGGCAAATAAAGATGCTGCATTTGGTGCTAAAGCTGTAAGACATATTACAGGTGGAACTATTCGAGCTAATGAGTGGAAAATAATAGGAGATGGAACATCTTCTACTGCTATTTTTACTGGTGATTTTGTTAAATTATTAAGCACAGGCTACATTGATGCAGCCGCTGCTGGTAACAGAATACTAGGTGTATTTGCAGGTTGCAATTATACCAACTCATCTGGCGAACAAGTTTTTTCTAAATATTACCCAGCGAGCACAACAACACAAGGTAGTGGAGATATCACTGCAATTGTGTATGACGACCCCAATATTGTTTGGGCTATACAATCTTCTGGTAGTGCAGATTTTGCCGATATCGGTAATTTAGCAGACCACGTTGCAGGAGCAGGTAGTACATCTACTGGTGGTTCTGCACATGAGATTAATGGCACAACCGGTACTGGCACAGCAGGATTAAGGATTCTTGGGCTGTACAATGAACCAAAAAATGCCTACGGTACTAATGGCGTGTTAGAAACAGTTATATGGGAACATGAACTGTCCGGACATGACCAAAGTACAGCAGGCGTATAAGGAATAGGAGAAAATTATGGCTATTAATAGAAGCCAACTCGTTAAAGAGTTGGAACCCGGTCTCCACGCCTTATTTGGAATGGAGTACAAACGATGGGAACGTGAACACGCTGAAATATTCACAGAAGAAAGCTCAGACAGAGCGTTTGAAGAGGAAACTCTACTTACGGGCTTCGGGGCTGCACCAACTAAGTCAGAGGGTGCTTCTATCGAATATGACACTGCTTCAGAGCAATGGACTGCACGATATGTGCATGAAACTATCGCCCTAGCATTCTCAGTTACTGAGGAAGCTGTGGAAGATAACCTTTATGATACATTATCAAAACGGTACACTGCTGCTTTAGCACGTTCTATGGCTTACACTAAGCAAGTGAAAGCAGCTAATGTCCTAAACAATGGATTTAGCTCAAGCTACACTGGAGGGGATGCAAAACCACTTATGGATACAGCACACCCAACTTTGGAAGCAGGAACGCTTGCCAATGAGCCCTCAACAGCAGCAGATTTTTCTGAATCTTCACTGGAATCAGCAATCATTTCGATTGGTGGTTTTGTGGATGACAGAAACGTCCCAGTTGCAGTTAACGCTCGTAAGCTAATAATACCAAAAGATTCAGCGTTCACCGCTCAAAGAATTTTGAAAAGTGAACTAAGAGTTGGTACTGCTGACAATGATGTCAACGCAGCTAGGTCAATGAATATCCTTCCACAAGGATATGCGGTAAATCATTACCTCACTGACACTGATGCGTGGTTCATATTGACAGACCTTATCAATTCTGGTCTTAAGACGTTCCAAAGAAGAAGTTTAAAAACTTCTATGGAACCAGACTTTGAAACAGGAAATATGCGTTTCAAGGCTTCTGAAAGATATTCTTTCGGATGGTCTGACTGGAGAGCTATCTTTGGCTCACCGGGAGCGTAGAGAGTACGAACTAGGGGGGATTAATTCCCCCCTTTTATTTTCTAGGATTAACCAATCATGCCAACTGCCCTAGCAGACAATCGTAGAAGCGATGGTATGATTTAACTACGAGGAATTTAAAATGGCTAAAACATCTTTTAGCGGCCCAGTAAGGTCGGAAAATGGATTTAAATTAATTAGCAAGAATACTACTTCGGGTTTGATATCGGAAAGAACAGTCCACGACTTAGGAATCAAGGACACTAGACGATACTACTTGGAGGAGTATTTTAACCTTCTACCCGGTATTAATGGAGACTTGGCTTCAACTACTGAATCTACGAACACACCTGTAAGCAGGTCTTTTGAAATATTAGGAACTAACCACACATCGGCTCTCGCTACTTACAGCACTACCGTTGCAGGTATGGCTATGACAACAGCGACAGCAGACCAAGACCGAATGATTGTAGCACCACACTTGGACACCAAGCAAGGAGCTTGGTCTGGGGTACTGTGGGGCTCTGAAAATCAGACTCACTGGGAATGTTCAATTAGAACAAGTGCCGCAATCGACAACCAATGGATTTGGGCGGGATTGAAACTAACCAATGTTGTGGAACTCGCGACTGATGCTAACTCAGCGTTTTTTTCTTTTGGTACTGATGCGGATAATGCTGGTCAGGCATTTACTGACTTTACAAAATTGCATTTTTCTCACTCTATAGCAAATACTGATTACATCAGTGTATTGCCTATTACAGTGGCGGCAAGTACAAATTATCATCTGAAAATTGTTTTTGACAGCGATAGAAAACTTACTATTTATGTAAATGGTATTCAGTATAATATTACAAGTACTGCTGGTTCTACTGGGGGTACAGCGGTAACAGCAGTTCAACCTGGAACAGTGGCAACTAAATCAGCGGCTATGACCGATAATATCGACTTTATTCCTTACATTGGAATTGAAAATTGCGATGCGGCAGCGGCAGTCTTGAATGTTCAATACGAAGCAATAAGCAGACTAATATTTGAATAAACAATAATGGCTAGGGTGTAAAAGCCCTAGCCTTTTTTTAAAGGAGAATATTATGCATATTTGTGAAAGAATAGCTTTATTTTTTATGATTATAAAAAATGAAACGAATAAAATTATAATAGGAGGAAAATAAATTCAATGGATATAAAATCGGCAAATATTACAACTGCCACTACAACAACCGTATTTGATGGCCCCGGAAGAATAGTAGGAGTTTCATGGGTACAACCCTATAATGTTGCGGCAGGCACTATTACTTTATTGGATAGTTCCACAACCGTGGCAGTAGTTAATGTACCACAAACAAATGATTCGGATGCTGGAGACAGTAAATCTATATCAGGCTCTATAATGTTTCCGGGTACAGGATTTAGATGCCAAACAAGCATTAAATGTACAAATGCAATAACTACTCATGTAACAGTTTATTATAATTAGGATAAAACATGGCAACCTCTGGTACTCGTACCTTTACCTTATACGTTGATGAAATTATCGAAGAGGCTTACAGCCGCATAGGCGGTGAGCCGCAAACAGGTAAGGAATCATCCGTTGGTAGAAGGACACTTAATTTATTGTTTAAGGAATGGCTGAATAGAAGCATACAGCTATGGAGTGTTACGGAATCTACCCAGACACTCACAGCAGGAACGGCAAACTATACCTTAAATGCTTGGACGGTTGACATTGAAGAGGCGGTCATATCCAAAACAAACAGTGACAATACAACAACCGAATATCAATTGGAAAGAATTACCCGTGATGATTATTTAAAAATTTCAAACAAGGCTACCAAGGGAAGACCATCACAGTATTTTTTAGATAAACAACTAACGCCCATTGTGTATCTCTATCCAACGCCCGATGCAACGGATACATTCCGTTTCAAGGAAAGAAGGGCACTAGAGGATATCACGGCTGCAACGGAAACGGTTGATGCACCCAATAGGTTTTTACCTAGTGCAATAAGCGGTTTGGCATATTACCTTGCCTTGAAGAGACCACAAATTGACGTTCAGCGAAGACAAGAATTAAAAATGTTATACGAGGAAGAGTTCACAAGAGCTATGCAGGATAACAGAGAGAAAGTTGACTTAAAGATAATACCCGACTTGAGATATAACATATAATGAAATCAACAGGAAAGTATGCTAAGGCAATATCCGACAGAAGCGGTATGGCTTTCCCATATAATGAAATGGTTAAGGAATGGAACGGTTCTTTTGTTCATAGGTCGGAGTTTGAAGAAAAACATCCGCAACTGAAAACATCGAAACACACTCCTGACGGTCAGGCGTTGAAGGATGCGAGACCGCCAGTTAAACTTAATCCATCTGACCAGTTGGAAAATGGAAGTATTAACACGTTAATGTCTAGCTTAGGCGTAACAAATGCAGATGTAAAAATTACAAGTACCTTTACATTGGCAAACGCTACACCACTGGCGACAGCCTTGACTTTAACTGCAAGTTTAGGTAGTGAATCAGTGAGTGTCTAAAGTAAATATATTTGTAGGAACACCCTGCTATGGCAGTTGGTTAAGCGAGGATTACTTTCACAGTGTTCTTGACTTGCAAAATTTATGCAGACAGGAAAGTATCGCTTTACGCATACAGACGCTGGGACAGGAGTCGCTCATAACACGGGCACGCAATACACTCGTTGCAAATTTTCTTGATGACAAGGAAGCGACACACTTGCTGTTCATAGATGCGGACATAGGATTTGATGCAAAACTGATACCACGTTTTTTAGAATTTAATAAAGAGGTGATATGTGCACCCTATCCCATGAAACTTATTAACTGGGATGGAATACCAAACCTTATCAAAGAGGGAAAAGATTACAAGAATTTAAGTTATCCTTATGTGCTAAACTTTGCGGACAAGGATAACATAAATGTAGAGAAGGGTTTTGCAGAGGTACTGGATGCGGCAACAGGATTTATGCTGATACAGCGTTCATGCCTTGAAAAAATGAAGAAGGAGTATCAAGATTTACATTATATTACTGACCAAATAATAAACGGGAAGGAATATGATTCAAAGAACACTTATTTATTCTTTGACACAATGAAAGATGAAGATGGACGATACTTATCAGAAGACTACGCCTTCTCAAGACGATGGCAAAAAATTGGAGGAAAAATCTGGGCAGACCTCGGCTCAAGTCTCTCCCACTTCGGGGGATACCGATTCGCAGGACAACTCTGGAAACACTTCAACTTCAAAAAAGATTAAAAACGTAATAGTGCCCGTAACGGGTATATCATTCAAAATTACCAAAGGATAACATGACAGACGCAGTGGCAAAGCCAGTGAAAGCGACAATAATGGTAAATCCCGTAAAGGGTTTTATTAGAAAGTTAACGCCAGAGGAATCCAAAAAATACGAAGAGAGAGAAGAGCGTCTTAAAAAAGAAGGTAAGAAATAATGGCTGATGATGCATCGATAACACTGACAGCAACCCTATTGCCAGATGAAATCGCCAAAACCATTAGTGGTTCCATGACGGTATCACCGGATGATGCCAATGACAAGTGGTACTACAAGCTAACGGCTTGTACAACAACAAGCACGGACTTGATTGCAGGTAGTTTTTTAGATTACACGGCAGTTGATGACGATACTGCACCAACGGCCATTACAACAAGTGACAAGGTTAAATTCTTGTTTATTAAAAACACAAGTACGGCAGATGGTGTTGTAGTATGCTTTGATGGTGGAACGGCAGCATACAATCTAGTTGATGGAGTATTTATTGGGCCAGAACAATCATGGTTCGGAAGACTTCCAAACACAACAGTAGCAAATATACACGCTATTTCATCGGATATCGGAGATGCAGGCGATGCAACGGCAAATCTTATTGTCGCTGCCTTAATAGATGATGTGGCATAGGAGATAACATGGCAACAATGACTTATTCCACTTTAACGCAAGATTTAAAGGATTGGATGGAAAATGACGGAACGGAGTTCTCCGCTGAAACGGATAACTTTATTTCCTTGGCGGAACAACGCATAGCAAGAGATATAGAGCCATTTGCCTTT